CCACATTTCCGCGCCCCATTCGTCATAACCGAGCGCGTACAGGTAAATGTCAAGCTGCTCCTGCACTTCCACGAACCATTCCGTCACGTCGTGCGGATTGATCTTGTTCCCGCGGGAGAGCCGCAGCAGTCCCTGTTCGTGCCACAGGTCGTAGGGAATCTGGTCTTCGTGGACGCGGCGTTCCAGTAAATCTTCCGGCAGCCAGTACATCTGGAGGACATACAGGTTCTCGTTCCCCGGTACCATGAAGATTACCTTCGCCGCCGTGAGGTCGGTCGTCGAGGATAAGTCCACACCGCCGATGCCGTAGCGCGGCTTCAGCGTGATGTCCGCATCTTCCGGCCCGAAGAATCCGCCGTCCTTCCGTTCGATGCGGAACGTCGCGGGATTGCGGATTTCTTCGAAGGTCAGCCAGGAACCGGAGGACGTTTCGCGGATGTTGAATTCCTTGCAGAGCAGGTTCTTCACGTTCCGCGGGTTCTTCTTCGCGCGTTCCACCTTGTCGGCAAGTGCCTGCCGGTTCTTGATCGTCCCAAGCCCCGGATTCGCCTTCTGCCAGCAGTCTGGATCCATCCATTCGTTCCGGCTGTCGAGTTCGTAAATAAACGCGATCCGCCGTTCGTCCTGATATCCGTCGGGATTGTCGTACCCGTCGATCAGACGTTCGGCTTCCTCGTATTTTTCGTCGTAGATATCGCTGCGTACAAATCCCGCGGTCGAAGTGATAAAGATCAGCGGCTGTTCGCGGGCAGTCACACCGTCGGCGATGATGTTGTATAACGCCATGCCATTTTTCCACTGGTGGATTTCGTCCATCAGCGCACCGTGGACATTCAGACCGTCGAGCGTATCGCTGTCGGAAGCCAGTGCCTTGAAAACACCGTCGTTCGCGTCGCACAGAATTTCCGAAACGAGCGTCCGCGCACGCCGGAGAAGTGCCGCCGACTTGCGGATCATGCGCCGTGCTTCGTTCCAGATGATCTTCGCCTGATCCTTCTTCGTGGCGACCGCGTAGATTTCCGGCCCGGCTTCCCCGTCGCCGAACAGAAGATAATTCCCGACCGCCGACGCAAGCAGGGACTTCCCGTTCTTCTTTGCGACGATCAGCAGGGCTTCCCGGTACTTCCGGTTCCCCTCGTTGTCCACAAATCCGAACACGGCGGCAAGCAGAGCCTTTTCCCACAGCTCCAGCCGCACCGGTTTTCCGCCGAATTTGCCTTTGGAATGCTTGCAGTATTTCTCTATGAAGGCGATGACGTGTTCCGCGCGGTTTTCGGAATAATACCACTCACCCGGATGCTCCACATCGTGGGCGAGTTTCCGGTACGTCCGCGCGATCTTCTGCGAAACGATCACCCGTCCGGCGGAAATCTCCGCCCAGTATTCGAGGATCGGATTATTCACGGCTGTCCACGAAATCGTCGAATCCATCGTCGAGCATCGAAGCGGCGGGAGCATTTTTCGGCAGGAGTGCAAGCAGCTCCTTCATCGCGGTCGTGTACCGCTGGATCATCGTGTGATACGTCCGGACATAGGGCGATTCCCGGATGATCGAATAGTTCCCCTGCGGCATTTCGTCCACCACACCGTTGACGATAATGAATTCCCGCAGTTCCGTCAGCTCGGACCGCATGAAGGCACATTCTTCGATCAAACCGTCCACAACCTTCCGCTTTTTCTCGTCAACTTCCGCGAAAAGTTTGTTAAGCCGCGTCTTTTCCTTCCTGATCTGCTTTAACTTCTCATGATTTTCCGGTACTTCCGGCACGATTTCCACCTCCGTTTCCGGCCGCTTCCGCCCGATTTTTCTCCGTCACCCGTTTTTGGGGAGGGGGTATGTGCGAAAACCCCATGTATTTTACAGACCTCCACCTTTTCGGTCCTCCGCGGCAACGCCGTATATCGGGACAGGGGGGCTACCATGTGCCGTCGTCCTTCCAGACCTGCGGCGGCAGCGGCCGTCCGGATGCGTCGAACCGGCTGTGATGCGTGAGTTCGTGACAATCCTTGCAGAGATAGATGAGATTGTCGGGGTTCAGCGAGACGGACGGATCGGTGATGTTGTACGGCGTGAGGAAAACTTTGTGGTGCAGAATCTTTCCGGGATTCCCGCACTTCTCGCAGAGACCGAAGACGGAGCGGATGTACCATGTACGCAGCCGCTGCCATTCGGCGGATTTATAGAATTTCTTCGCAAATTCCTGTGCCATTGAGGTTTCCTTTCAGCCATTCCCCGATTTCAGATGCAGTCTGAAGCATCGTTTCCACCTGCTCCCGCTTGTCCGCCGTTTCCCGTTCCACCCGTTCAACTGCCCGTGCGTGATACTCCGCATCCATCTCGATCCCTATGTAATGCCGGAACGTCCGGACACACGCGGCCGCCGTCGTGCCGGAGCCGCAGCAGCTGTCGAGAACAATGTCGCCCGGATCCGTGTACGTCCGGATAAGGTATTCGCACAAAGCCACCGGCTTCTGCGTCGGGTGCAGCCGTCCGTGTCCTCCCGGAACATCACTCGGGAACTCCAGTACGTTCTTCGGATATCCGGTGTACCGCTGTTCATGTTTCTTCGACAGCGTACCGGATTTGTATACGCTGTCCGCGGTTTCCCGTTTCCGCCGAACGACCGGCCTCTCCAGTTCCCGCAGTCCCTGCGGATGATACTTCGGCGTGCGCTTATAGAAAACACAGATGTCTTCCACCCGGCGCATCGGCTGATACTTTGCGAATGTGAATCCCGTTGCGTACGGTTTGAGCCAGTACCAGCAGTACCGGAACCGTCGGAAATTGCTCTCGATCAGTTTTGTGGTGAACGGCTGCGCGGCGAACAGGACGACCGCACCGTCCGGCTTGATGACGCGTTCGTATTCCTTCCACAAAGGTTCGAACGGGATCACACTGTCCCACCGGCACGCGGTCGTACCGTATGGAAGATCGGTCAGGATCATATCCACCGAACCGGACGGGATAAGACGCATTTTTTTGAGACAGTCGCCGAGTGTGATGCGGTCGAGCATGGGAACCACCGCCTTTCTGAAAAAATACAGGACGGAAGCACGACACCTCCGTCCTGTTTCTTCTGTAGAGCGTACCACACCCCTGCGGGACATAAATGACTATTTCTTTTCATCCTCCAGATAGCGGTACACCTTCTTTTTTACGCTGTCCCCCGTATTTCCGCCGCCGATCCGCACCGCAACGGCTGTCCAGCTCAGACCGTCGATGAAACGCAACGTCATTGCCATCCGGACGAGACTGTCGTCCACGGTGTTCACATACCGTTCCATGCGTTCACGCTCGACCATCCGCTTCCGGATCCGCTTGTCGATATGGTTGCGGATCTTCTGAACTATGGGATCGTCCGGATCTATGTCGGGCGAATGCTCCAGCTTCAGCAGCCGGCGGCGGTTGATCTGGATTTCCCGTGTCAGGTCCCGGAGCTGATTCAGCTCACGCAGGGTCATGTGCTTCCTCCTTTCTTCTCTGTCCTGTTCAGACCTTGGAATCGACAAAATACGCTTCGTCCGCCACGATTTCCGTCACGAAATGCTTCTGTCCGTTCGGATCCGTCCACGACCGGTTCTGTATCCCGCCGACCACACAGATGGAACTTGCCTTTCTGAAATAACGGGCAATGAATTCCGCCGTCTGTCTCCATGCGGTGACACGGAAGAAATCCGCCTGCGGTTCACCGTTATCTTTCCCGCCGCAGCGGCGGCCGACGGCAATGGTGAAGGAAACCGTCGGAACCCCGGACGGAGTCGTCTTCAGCTCCGGATCCGCGGTCAGCCTGCCGCCGAGAACCACTTTGTTGATGTTCAGATTACTCATGTTCCGTCCGCCCCTTCACATTCCGGTACGCCTGTTCCAGTCCGTCAAGCAGCGGCAGACGAACGAACGCGTCATATGCCTCCCCGTACATCTGAGCGTTCGTCTCATGGTTCTTCCGCAGGATCCGCACGATATCCCGTGCTTCGCTCTTGGTTAAACGGAATCTTGCGAGTTTCCGGTACAATACGTTTGTTTTCATGATTTCTGCTCCTTTCCGCTGTCATACGACAGCACCACAAGACCACTGTCCGTACAGCGGTCTTCCCTTTCATCTTCGTTTGCGTTCCATCAGATTCCGTCCCTGCGGATCGTACAGCACGAACGTCATATAATACCCGCCGTTGATGCCGTTCTTCTCGACGTGCGGGAACTCCGACAGCCAGTATCCCGGATATTTGTCCGCGAAAAATTTATGCGGGTTCGCGGATTCCATGACTTCCACGCACTGCTTCCGGGAATAATAGTTCACGTTCGTCCGTTCCTTCGGCTTGCGGATGTTCCGGGTCGTCGAGAACGTCCGCTTGAAGCGGCGGCGTTCCTTGGACACGTACTTCGACAGATCGACGATCCCGCATTCGTCAAACTGCAGGCGCTTGCTGTTGCACCGTCCGCGTCCCCATGCTTCTTCGATGGCGTCACGGGAAACTCCGCCCGGAACGAAAATATGTAAATGCGGCTTTCCGCTTGCGCCGTATTCGGAAATGGTGATCGCGCGGAACTCGATGCCGGCTTTCTTGTACAGACGTTTCAGGCGGTCGAGGTAGTTGCGGGTCTCACGCTTGAATTCTTCTTCGGTCAGCGGACGGGTGGAATCCTTGAACGTCGGGCTGACGATATAATCATTCTTGCTGTAGTTTTCGTGGATGTACCATGTCAGCTTGTCCGTGGAACGGCGTTCGTTGTTCTTCTTCTGGACTTCGGACGTTTCGCGGTATTTCCGGCGGCGATCCTTGCCGTACTTCTTCCCGTTGGAGAAGGTCGGATAGACGACGCCGAAGATCATATCGCCCGCGTAGACGAGCTTTTCCTTGTAACGGCATTTCACCGACTCACATTGCTGTTCATACTGTGCCTTGTTCCGCATATCCTGCCTCCTCCTTTCGTGATCCGGATCGTGAGTCGTTCATTTTCTCTTTTCACAAAAGAGAAAACGAACCAAAAGAGAAAACGTCATGCTACAGAAAAAAGAATGCGTGAAAAGTTAAGACTGCTTACAAGGACGGAATTGGGGTTTCCCCCAATCGTGCCTGTCCTTATATATAATGTAGATTACTGTGCGAACTGTGCGGTGATCTTCGCGGTGCGTTTGATGCCGGTTTCCGCAATCGACAGCTCCGTGTCGTCCGGTAAAGCGAATTTCGTCTTCCCGATCTGACCGAAGCAGACGCCGCGGACGATCTGTTTCAGGAGTTCGTAGGTTTCTTCGCCGACCGGATGATAGTCCGGATGGAGTTTGTCACAGTCGCTGCCGCAGAGCTTGTCGAGTGCGCGGAGACGATTTTCGCAGACGGTCTGCCGGTGCTGGTAGTCCTTTGCCTTGTCGCATTTGCAGGCGTCGCGCGGATCGACGTCCGGTTCGCACATGAGATACTGTCCGCAGAACGGGCAGGTTTTCATCTGGAGTTCATTCATGATGTGGTTCCCTCTCTTTCGTTTAATTTTGCTTCGGCTTCCTCACGGGTCAGGAATAAGGTTTTGCCGATGTCGTCCAAATCGTAATACTCATAGCCGTTGCCGGATTCTTCATCCCACAATTCCAGATCGGAATCATAGATTCCGTCGGCACCAATTGAAAGGTCAATGGAGTGGATCTGCAGACCGAGAATGGTTTTGTCTTCGTCAAGGACGTACAGTGTCTGTCCTGCTTTCACAGGCAAGTCAATCCGCATTCCGCGTTCGATATCAATCATTTCCCGCCAGCCTTTCCGCCATCGCGGTTACCACCTTTTCAAGCGCACGCGACAGCTTTTCTTCGACTTCCGGATCCGCATTGAGGATGATTTCCTCCATACTGTGAAAGGCGATCTGCATCTGATCGAGATACGCCGAGAACTTCGACACCATCGGATTCGCCGCCAGTCTCAGCTTCGCAAGTTCCGCGTCCTTCGCCGCCATTTCCGCAGACATCTGGGAATTTGCTTCCGCGATGATTGACGCACGCTGTTCCTCCGTGATCTCCGCGACGACCGGCTGTGACAGCTTCAACTTCAGCTGAAGCTCATCCCTCTCTTTTTTCAGACATTCCACTTTCGCCGCCGATGCTTCTGCAACGTACTGAAGATTTTCCAGAGACGATTTTGCTTCCATGAGTTCCTGCTCCACCTTCTTCAGCTTCGGATTTTTCTTCATCTTTTCAAGGTCAGCCGCGCTCTTGTCCGCACGGCGTTTCTGTTCA